ATGGCAAAACAGTCTAATAAACTGACTGCTAAAGAGGTTAAAAACCTTAGCTTTGATGTGAATGGCGCAAAGAAACAGAGACACCCGGACGGCGGTGGACTGTATTTATTGATTGATGAAACAGAGGCGAAATACTGGCGAATGGATTACCGTCGACCAGTAACTCAGAAATATAACACCCTGGCAATCGGCACCTACCCAATGGTTAGCCTTGAGCAAGCAAGATCCAAACGTGATGAGTTTAAGAAGATGCTGGTAGATGGCATCGATCCAGCTGAGCAACGTAATAATAAGAAACGTGAGCGACTTCAAACTTTAGAGAATACTTTCAGTAAATTTGCTGCAGAATGGCTAGAGATCCGTAGACATGAGGGAAAGGTAGACCACGAAACAATTCGCAAACTGAATAAAGATATATTGCCGTTTATTGGAAAGTTACCAGTTGCAGAGTTGACCACCGAACAGCTGGAACGTGATGTGACTGATGCACTCGTTGAACGAGGTGCACTTGAATCAGCAAGACGTATTAAGTCCATTATAAACATGGTACTCAAGCTTCCATTAAAGCGAAGAATCATTACCTACAACCCTGCCCCAGACATCATTCTTCCCCAGCCGACTAAAGGCAATCATAACGCTGTGACGGATGAGAAAGAGCTGGCAGACCTATTGCGTAAAACATGGCGTTTAACCAAAGACTTTCCACGTACGAGAATTAGAACTGAGTTAGCAATAAAGCTATCAGCATATATCTACCAGCGCCCTGGGGAAGTCAGGACCCTACTTTGGGAATCGGTAGACTTTGAAAATAGATGCCTGTCCTTTGCAGCAAGTAAAACCAATCAAGACCACATCGTACCGTTATCAATTCAAGCGTATGACATTCTCAAAGAACTTGAAGAATTGCGGACCACTTCAAAATACGTTTTTCCAAGTATCAAAACTTCATCTGAATGCATGAGTACAGACACCCTTACCCAGGTATTAAAACGATTGGGTTTTAAAGGGAAACATACAGCTCATGGATTCCGGGCGACGGCGCGAACACTGCTGGATGAAGAAATCGAATATAGAACCGATATTGTAGAGCACCAGCTCGCTCATAAGGTTAAAGACCCTAATGGCACAGCTTATAACCGAACCAAGTTTTTACGCCGTCGACGCGAAATGATGCAGCTCTGGGCTGATTACCTCGACACACTTCGTCAAGGTGGTGATGTATCGAAATTCAAGCCAAATAATGACAGTGAAAATTTAATTCACTTTAAATCTAATACCAAGATGGCATAGCTCAGCTGCGTTTTCTAAAAGGATAAATGGCCATGAGTAATATTAAAGATATTAAAAATCCAGCTCCTTTCTATACATTGAAAGATGCAGCAAAAGAATTAAACCGTGCCTTAGAAGTTAATTACTATGATGCCAAAAAGCTATTAAATATGGCACTGGTATATGACCTGCAGCTCTATATCTTCGTAAAAGGCTGGCATGGTCAAGCATCTTATGCTGAAGAGATGACGGACGAATGGAACGAGTATGCTGATGTTAATAAACATGGCGGGCATACAAAGCTGCATTTCGATATGGATGCCACTCTAGAGGCTATTATCAATGCAAGACTTAATTTATTTTTTGATAATGGTTGCTTACTTGAGGTACAACAAGAATTAATAAAACTTTTAACTATAAATAAAAAGTTTATTGGAGATACTGCATTTGGTTATTTCGGAAATATTCTAGACATCCAAGACTCATATATAGGAAACCCCAAAAACTATTTTTTAGAAGTTTTTAAAGAAAGGCCTTCTTCTGTTTTAGTAAATGAGCTTAGGGGATCTACGCTGCTTTCTGATGCTATTGCTTCCGTAACTGACGTCCGTATTGCTTGGATTGAACTTTTGCGGGAAAGACCTAGGCTATATCATGGGTCTGTTATACCAAGGCCTGTAATTGACACCACAATTGAAAAGGAAGGTGAGCCTGCTATTTATCAAGCTATAAACCGAACAGATCTTCTAATAACCCATTATCAAATTTCTAGAATTATTGAAGGCTCTTTAACACTTAGAGGTAGAAAAGTTGAAACGATTGAAACTTTAATTGAAAAACAAATTCAAAAGCCACGAGGAAAAAGCCGAGCCAAAGAACACGCACAATTAGCAGCTAGGACTATAGCTAATTATCTATGGAATCAAGATACAGATAAGAAAATCAAAATTAAAGAAATGGCTATCACAGTTTATGCTGAGCTACACCGGACTGAGCATCACACCCAATTACCAGATCAATCAATATCATTAAAAAAGTGGATTGAAGATATTGCTCCTGAATATGCTAGAGAGCCTGGAAGAACTAAATAAAAATATATATCAAGTGAACCTTAATATAGATCAAGTGGAACTTTCCACCTATTAACACATAAGAACCAACAACATACTACCTCTAACGCCGTTGCAGTACGGCACATAGTTAGAGGTTTTTTTTATGTCTACTCAACAACAAACTACAGCGCCAAAAGGCTTTTATCGCATGTCACAGCTTGCAACTACGGCTGCACGTAAAGAACGCAAGTACATCGCTAAAGATGGGACAACTCGGATCATCAAGGCACGTCCTGAGCGCCAAGGCATACTGCCAATGGGTGAAACAACTATCTGGGACAAAGTGCGCGCTGGTGAGTTCCCTACCCCAATTAAGCTAACCGAACGCATCACCGCATGGCGTATTGAAGATGTTGAAGCATGGATGGCTTCTAGAGGATTGGAGGCTTAATCATGAATACTTCCATCACTTCCTTTTTGCCATCGCAACAGATGCTTAGTTCGGATATCGCAGCTATTACGAAAATACGCCTAGATTCTGTAAAAAGGACTATCGAACGTTTAGCTGAACGCCTCGTTATAGCTTTACCACCAACGGTGGAAAAGCCTACAAACGGTCGTACAAGTACTGAATATGTGTTTTCTGGTGAACAAGGAAAGCTTGATTCAATTACTGTGGTTGCCCAGCTCTGCCCGGAGTTTACCGCAGCAATTGTAAAACGCTGGTATGAGCTTGAGCAGCAGACCCCAGCATTCGATATCAGTAATCCTCAGCATCTCCTGCAGGCGATTGAAGTCCAAGCTAAACAGAATCTCCAGTTAAGTGCTGAAAACCAAGTACTGTCAAAAGCCATCGAAACGATTACGCATACGGAGCACGGTGTGAAGTTCCAGCAAGCATGTAAGATTTTAAATGTAAAGCAGCAAGAACTGGCCGAATGGCTTCGGAAACATAATTGGGATCGGTATCTAAACAATGCCAGGGCTTCAACTTATTACAGTGAAAATCGCGGCTACTGTGAAACTAAGTATTCACTCAAAGAAGGTGTAAAGCCTTCAGGTCAATCATACAGTTACACACAGACTGAGTTCTTCATATTGCCAAAAGGTATGCAGATCCTAGCTAAAAGGTTTGGGGAGCGGCCATGAATTTTCAAAATATTTTCTGTTTAAGGCTTCTCAAATTAAAAATGATCGGCTATATTGATCCTGTTCGGTGCAAAATCATCGAATTAGCTTTGGTCGGCTATGAATACACAAGCGCATACAGTCCGCTACGGGCTTTTTTTATGCGTAAAATCTCTATGCTTCTGCATCTCTATGGTGAAGCTGGAGAGGGACATCTTCGGATGTGCAGGTCTCTTGTGTACCTGTCGACCAACCCTTTTCAGCTTTGCCACCCTCACTTGGTCGTGACTGGTAAAGCTCCTAAACAAACACAAGGAGCGCATTCATCATGAACGCTAAAGTACAAATTCAATTTCCAGAACAATCAATTCCTTTTTACAGTGTCGCTGATATTATCAGTGCCTATTCACTTGCATTTGAAGCTGCCACACAACTTCGAACTTTGGCTAACCAGATCAACAAAGCAACGGCTTTCGTTAAAACATTTGTACAAGAAAATGATAAAGCCGACTCCTCTGCTTTTGCTGAACTAGAAAATCTAATAATAATTTCCCAGCAGCTTGCTAACAGTCAAGCAGACACTTACATGCGCGAACTTAACAGACATACGCATAAGCCTGATGATCAGTACGGTGCTGGGGATTTGTTCGATGCTTACTCTCTTGCTCATGAAAATACATCATGGCTTGAGACCATGTTTTATCAAATTAAAGATGAAGTCGAAGTAGTCAAAGAAACTATCAAGCAAAGTACTCATGGCGCCGTCTTTGGGACTCTTGAGCACTTAATTCATATTGCTGCGTATTGGGCAGAGAGCCATAGCAATACACTCGATATTGAACGCGAAAAATATGAACTTGAGTCGGAGGCTACTAAAAATGGATAAGCCTTCTATCTCATCAGAGCAAGCTCAACAACAACTGGAGCCAGTTGTCGATCAGACAGCAATGCCCCCATCAGCTGCATATGTTGAATCAGTACGTATTACTCCAGAACGTCTTTGGAATACGGTACTGAAAAACCACCATCAGCAAGGAGGGCCTAGTGAGCATTGATGCAACACGCTGGGCTTGGACTGCTCCAGTAAATAACTCTTCGCAACGTCTCGTTCTACTTTCATTAGCAGATCGAGCCAGTGATGAACATACGGCATGGCCAAGTATAGAACGGCTTGCTAAAGATACCGTGCTGGACAAAAAAACAGTCCAAAAAGTTATTTTAGAGCTAATTAACCTTGGTCTAATTAAAGATACTGGTGATCGCAAAGGACCAACTAAACGAGTTAGGGTTCTCAAGCTCAACGGCGTAAAGGGTCGCGAGGACTATACCCAAAATTTAGATGATGACAATACATCCAAAAACGGGAACATTAAACAATCCCAAAAACGGAATGATTCCAAAAATGGGAATAATCCCGAAAATGGTGCTTTGAATGACCCCAAAAACGGGATGTTGAACGATCCCAAAAACGGGGTGCAGAATCTATCAAGGAATCTACCAATGAATCTCTCTCAAGAGCATGACTGGATTCCTGATGTGGATCAGTTGATAACAAAGATAAAGATGGCAGGTCATGGCAACAATATAGACCTAATCTTTGGCCTACCTAGTTTCGAATTTGAGCTGAGTGCTTTCAACTCACATTTTGATAGCCAAGTTTTATCGGATAGCAAGAAGCTTCATAAGTTCACCGCATGGATCATTGATAAGTTCGAACGCCATCAGAAGCAAAACCCTGACTACGGCGTACGTTCATTAGAAGCTGCCGAACAGCATTCTTTGGTTGCCCCTGTCTTTAACTTACCGGACAAACCCAAAGGCTTTCTGGGAGGCTTAGAATGAATACACCTATACACGATTTGCAAATCGAACAGACCGTTATTGCAGCACTGATGACAGTTGCCGGCTCTTTCTCGGAAGTTGAAAGCCTGCTAACAGAAGAAGATTTTCACGCAACTCGCCACAAACTGATTTTTCAAGCAGTGCTAGACCTAGACTCTCAGGATTCACCTTATGATGCTGTCTTGGTTAACCAATGGTTGGAAATGCGCAATCTTTCAGAGGCTGCTGGTGGTGAACAGTACATCATGCAGATTCTAAGTGATGCGCCGTCTAGTTTTTATAACCTAGTTGCATATGTAGAGAAGTTAAGGGACCTAACTACTTGCCGAAAAGTCGAAGCTGAAGCTCAAAAAATTATCCAGAGTGCACGTAATTTGACAGTAAGCCGCGGTGATCTGGTTCTCAATGCTCAGACTGCCTTTGCAGAAATCAGCACAGAGCAGAGTTCAGAAAACCTATTTCACATTCATGAGGCAGCCAGCAACACCTACGTCGACATGCATCACAAACTTGAGGCTATAACGAATGGTGTTACATCTATCAAAGGTATCCAGACCGGGATTTATGATCTGGACCAAAAATTAGGTGATGTTGAGCCAGGCTGTTTGACGATCATTGCTGCACGTCCAGCAATGGGTAAAACTACCATGCTTCAAGTGGTTGCCAGTAATGTGGCAATCTTTCAACAAAAGCCCGTATTGATCATGTCAGGTGAAATGCCGAAAGAGCAGATTGCCATGCGCATGTGCTGTGCAGCTGCTCCTGCAGACATTGGTAAGGTTCGTAATGCACCCCACACATTGCTTAAAGAAGAATTCTCAGCTTATCAGCAAGCAGTAACGATGCTCCATAAAGTACCAATGATGATCAATGATACTTCACGTCCATCTATCGCCAACATTCGTGAATCAATGCGCAAGATGAAGCATAAGTACGGTTCTATTGGCGCAGTATTTATTGACTATCTGCAGATCATGAAAACCTCAAAACAGTTTGCTCGGGAAGACTTGAAGATTGCTTATTTTACTGGCGAATTAAAAGCCATGGCCAAAGAATTTGAGTGTGTAGTTGTACTTTTGTCACAACTTAACCGGGAATTAGAAAAGCGCCCAAACAAACGGCCAATGATGTCGGATCTACGCGAATCAGGTGCAATTGAACAAGATGCAGACCAGATCATTTTCTTGTACCGAGACGAGGTCTATCACAAGGATTCTCAATTCTCTGGTATTGCTGAAGCCATTATTGGCAAGAACCGCCACGGCGCAACCGGCACTGCTTACATGCATGCTCAACTGAAGTATTGCCAATTCACTAACTTAGATCACGAAGCACTGAATCAAATCCAGGGGGTAGCAATATAATGTTTACAAATGGAAACTGCGTAGACTCTACTGTATCAGGCCAATCATTAAAGGATAGGTTCAAAAACTTAAGAACTAAAAAAAAGGTGAAGGAGTTCCTTGTTAAACGCCGTGGCTACAAGCGTCCAGACTTCAATCGCATGATCCTGGATCTGAGCCGTTTAGGTTGGACGCATGAAAAGATTGCATTCCTTCTACCGGTGTCTGGCGCTTCCACTGTGTCTGAATGGGCACGTGGGGGCATTCCGAATTATGAGAACGGTGAAGCCTTAATTGAGCTATGGCGATCTGAAACGGGTATTAGCCGTGAACCTCGTGAAGGAGAATGGGGAACTTATCAATATAAAATTGGACAGTTGGATCTTCTTTGATGGAAATGTCCAGAGTTTAGCCTTGTAGATAATTGAGAAAGCCCTCACTTGAGGGCCTTTTAGTTATTGTCTAATTAATAATGGTCCGAACATACCTGTATTAATCAAAGATTCCCAGATTCTTTTTATTCCTTGACCAGTTTCTTGGTTTACAAATAATGATGAGCGCTTTCCATGAGGTTTTCCTAGAAAGTTGGAACGCATAGAATCCCAAGTTTCTGCAACCTCAGCTGTTCTCCACATTGGTAATTCATTCTCTAATATCAGGGGAATAGCAATTGATAATGGTACAGTGCCATCTGCAGCGAGTCGTTTCGTCCAATTACAGCGAACTAAAATTGGGGTCGCCTGAGATGAATATAATTTGACATCTAAACGCTCAGCTGTAATTTCTGCCGCTGGATTGTATCTAAGTTCATTTACTGAATCTAATATTTCTTGCCCATTACCATATGGGCAAGTTATGAAACCATTAGCAAATAATATTGTATGGTCAAGCCCTCTGTAACCACAATCTGTATTTGGATTTATACAATCATAATTCTGACGCTTGTCACTAACTAGAGGATGCCAGGTAGGATATGTATAAATTACTGGCCCCAATTGATCCATAAGATCGCTGAGAACTGACTTACTTTTTTCAAATTCATCAGGGCTCAAATTTGTAAGGTGAGATAATAAATACTGCTCTGCGTGTTCTCGACCTTCTTTGATTTCTTCATCAGCGCGAAATGCCATTGAGTATTCTCCGTATTTTTAATCCATTTTACGCATAAAATAACATTTTCATGCGTAAATGTAAGTAGTTATGAATATTAATTGTGTTTATTTTTAATAAGATTTTATATATCAATAATATAATTAATTTTTTAAATTTTAAAATAGAGGTAAATTTATAAAATTTTAAAGATATTTTATTTCTCGGAATATTTTTTGGAATAATTTGTTGCTTAAAATGTTGTTGTTTTCGCTGTTTGCTGGTAATTTATGAAAGAATTAAAAAATTAAAATTAATCCAGAGGTGATAAATGGTTGGAGTTACTAGGGAAGAAGCTAAAGAGATATTTAGCCCTTATTTTAGTAAAATTTATGAAGCATGGGATTTAGCATGGAAGGATTGGATCAACTCTCCATTTGCTGCAAACCTGCAACATAAACGTGTTAGAGCGAATTGTGTCTGGAACCAATTCAATGCACATTTAAAACAACTACTTGATGAAATTCCTGGAGTAACTGCTTCTACTACAGGAAATGTTATTGGTCTTGTATTTGATTACAGATTATTTTTGAGGATTAAGAAATCTAAAAGAAGTTTATTGTCTAGTAATATCAAAACTCAGGCAACCTTAGATTTTCATAATTCTCAGCTTTCACTTTTCGGAGAGGAAGCACGTTTAGAACTTGTCTATGTATTAAATAAGGCTGAAACAGGTTTAGAGCGATTAGCTTTAGTAAATAGACATATGCAAGAGATTTTATGGTCTTTGGAAATTGAGCGCGAACAAGATGTCTCCAATCTTATTGAGTTTATTCCTGAAGATCCTAATAAGAACTCTAGCTATAGTTCGGCTGCGAAATCTATTGTGAAAAGTAAAATTGCGAAAGATAGGAGTAAGGAAAGTGAACCGAAATCAGGTTCATAACATTTTGAGCCCTCGTGGTGATTTAATCTCATTACGTAGAAGAATGTTAGGGATGAATCAAACTGAGTTATCTGCATCCTCTCATATTTCTCAAGCTCATATTTCTAAAATTGAGCAAGGTATTAAAGAGCCCAATGAAGAGCAGTTAAGTAAATTAGCTAATGCATTAAAGTGTCCTGTTTCTTTTTTCTATCAATCAGACAGAGAATATGGGCCACCAATGAGTGCACATCCTAGTTTTAGAAAACAAGCTAGTGTGGGGCAGCGCTCACTTGATAAAGTAATTGCTGATTTTAATGTTAAGTTATCTCAGGTACGCACTCTTTTACGATTTGCAGATTTGGAACCTGAGTTACCATTACCTCAATATGATTCAGATGAATATTCTCCCGAAAACATTGCAGCAATGGTTAGAAGAGCATGGTATACGCCCAAGGGCCCTATAAAAAACCTTACTGAATATGCTGAAAGGGCTGGTTGTATTGTTTTTCATGTAGATATGGAAGCTGTTAAAATTGATGGTGCAAGTTATAGAGTTGCTGGAATGCCGCCAGTTATTTTTCTCAATAAATATCAACCTGCAGATCGAATGAGATTTACTTTAGCTCATGAAATTGGACATTTGGTAATGCATAAATATCCTTCGATTGAAATGGAAGCTGAAGCTGATCAGTTTGCTTCTTCTTTACTTATGCCGAGAGAAGATATTAGTGCCTCTTTATCAGATCTAACTATTGAAAAAGCTGCATATATGAAACCAGTTTGGAAAGTTTCGATGGCAGCTTTGATTTATAGAGCCAAAACTTTGAATAAAATCGATCACTATAAATCTGATTATTTATGGCGGAGAATGTCAAAATTAGGTTATAGAACTAGGGAGCCTTATGAGCTAGATTTTCCTAATGAGAAACCATCGGTTATCACGGCATTAATTGAAAACCTTATTGATGGAATGAGTTATTCGGAGTCAGAATTGGAGCAGGTATTCCATCTGTTTTCAAGTGAAATACGTGAATCCTATGGGCTTTATAAGCCAGGTCCGAGACTTGTAGGATAATTATTTTATTAATAAAATCCCACTTAATTATGAGTGGGATTTTTTATAGCTCTGAATTTAGCGCGGTATATTGAATCACCAAGATATATTTTATATGGCGATCTACTATCTATAGCGATGATGTATTTCTATTTAAAAATGGCTCTCATTGTTCCCATTTTCTTATAAGAAATATAAATAAATTATTATAAATTAGTTTCTTGGGTTTAACCCTTATCCCTAATGCTCTCATAAAAATACTTACCCCCCAATTATCTCTAACTAGCCGCACTAGGATAACGACTTCTTGAACTAGAGTTTAACTTATTTACTTACTTTAAATTTCATTGGCTGAAAGTCATCAATATGGACTTTCTTAGCTTTCAATAAATCTTCTCGTTTACCATTTACAACTAGGACGGCGCGCTTAACTTGAACTGTCCACGTACGATCCGCTCCGCACATAGTCTCTGATTCGATAAAGATATTCCCAAATGCTTTACCTTGAAGGTTTTGTATATCGCCGTAGGTTATTACATTCTCAGAAGTCCCTTGCACTCTGCCGGATTTGTCCTTTGCCACCAGGTCTAAATACAGTTTGTCATAGGTCCCAAGAAAATCATGGATCGTCACATCCACCACGGCGGAACAGATCCCTGAGTTCACATAGCTGGTCTTGGAATGCTGAAGTGTAATTGGGGTAGCCAAAGCCACTGAGCTTATAAGACTCATTAGAGAGAACGCTATTATCTTCTTCATGATGTGAAATTCCTTTTTCTACTAAAATTATGCATGCGGTGTTATCAGAGGCTGTATTTCAAGTGATTCAAGCAATCCACTGTTTCTTTCCCATGCGTCGACCGCTTTGATCCCGTAATGGCTGCTTGAGCGTCCATGCGCCTTAATCACTGGCTCAGGGAAGTTCTTTTTTTTCGCCAGCTGATCAAAGTACCTTTAGTAATTCCATAGCGCTTCAATAGCTCAGATGTTGTGATGTATAAGGTCATCAGCTTACCCCTTAAACTATACCCACAAATGTAGGAAGTCAGTATGGTAGTGCACTCTGTATAAGGCTCATAAGAGAATCCATATTATCCCAACCAGCATCTACAATTTTCATTGTTAGATGCTTTAATCCTTCTGCAGGTAGTTCTTTAATAGCATCAATCATAGTAGCTTTACGTTCGGGACTAAGATCGGAAATCATAATTTTTGCAGCAAGAATGGCTCTAAGCTGCTCGGTTTCAAATTTGATCGTAACTGTACCAAGAATTGCGGAGAGTCCGCCGTCATCTGCTAAAAAGTCCATTCCTTTATGCGTTATTTCTGCTGAGCCAAATTGTACTTGGCCACGCCCACCGAGTGATTGAGAAACAAAAACGCTCTTATCTGTAACTAAACCATGAGATTGTAAATAATAAAGATTAGCTACGGCCTTTTCATAATCCACAGATCCGTATTGAAAATCTTTTGAAAAATCATATCTAAAAGGGTATACCTCACTTAGGTTCGTTAATAATTTTCGCTGTAACTCTCTATCTAAAATCATATTCAACTTCCATAAAGTTTTTTTCTATTTCATGTCCAATAAAATTTTGGCACATCCATTCTGAGCATACGATTCTTTAGATTTCGAAAAATACTTATCTGAACCCGTAGCATCAAAGTTATATGTTATTGCTTTTGTATTGTCTCGGACCTTTTGGAAAATAGCCCCCAGCATAAAATCTACATTAGGTGTGGTCTTTAACTCGGGATACATAATACCTGGAATGTATCTACGTTTATCGTCCTGATTGATTTTTGCATTTAATAAGCCTTGCACATATACGCGTCCATGATCATATCCATTCAATAGAAATGCCTCACTTGCCTTTTGATCCCCCATGAGATCGGCCCATACAGAACAACTAAAACTTTCAAAAGCGAGAATAGATTTATTGGCCAACTCTTTAGATGTTAGTACTTCATACGTGGCATATACATCATCTGCATGGCTAAATGTGCTGATAGCACTAGCAAAACAAATCCCCATCAAAGCTATTTTTCTTTTCACTTCAGTTCACTTTTTTATCTTACGCTCAAATACCATACAATAAAAAAGGAGCCGAAGCTCCTAATTTTATTCAGATAAATCCCACCAATAGCTATTACCCAAGTTCTCAAGCCGCTGCTGTGTTCTCGGTAAATAATCAGGATCAATCATATTCTGCATTTTGGAATACAGCATTCGATCTACGACCAACTTACTGTACCAAAGATTCTGCAATGGAATATTACTCTTAAGGGTATTAGCTACTTCCATCATCCGGGTAGATTCTTTTCCCTCAATGATGTTGTTGCCCATACCTGTTAGCAGCATACCCAACTTCATGCTTTGGCCTAATAATGGGCCACTGATAAAGTCTGATGCACTTCGACCGGTTGGATCTGAAAGTGCAGACATGATGTCACCTAGGAAGGAAAGCCCACCACCTTTAAGGAGTGACTTCCCAAAGAAGTCGATCGTGAATACAGGTTCTGGATTCTTACCATTGGCCAAGTTCTGGGTCTGAACAATCAATGCACCTGCTAGAGTTTGATAAGCCAGTAGCGAAGCTAGGAACGTCACCCGGCTCTTAATATCTCCCTGGGCAAAGGCACGATGACCAATACGGAACATATAAGCCAATGGGAAGCCTTTGAACTGAAATAAGGTTCGGCCTAATTCCCCTTGGATGGTACCAGCTTCGCCCAAGTTAATGATGCTACGTTCACGTACACCTGCTTCAATAATAGCGACTGACTCCTCATTGAAGATATGAGTCTGGTATTTCATAGCAGCTTTATACCGGAAGTCAGCCAGTGCATTAGCATTGTCTTGCTTGTCCAATGGCAAAAACTGCTTAATCACATCATCTGGTGCATTAAAAAAATCATTCTGTGAAAGTACCGCCGTCCCATCTTCACGTTTACTTGGCTCCAGCTGCTGCCATAATTGCCAATCACGTTCAGTAATACCATTCCCTTGCAGAATCTTAAGATCATCAGCACCGAGATCCTTCCAATCTGTTCTACGCGTCATTTCAGCAAGCTTATTCATATGCACCAGATTAAGCGCTCGTTTAGCACTGGCTGTCACGGCGTTTAATCCTGATACTTTCATAGTCATTGCAGCAAAGGCCTGCATACGCGCATTAAAGCGGCCTGATTTAGTGGCACTACTCACCACATCAGCATCTCCAAAGCGAGACATACCGCCTACCATCTCAGTGATACCAAGCCCAAAACGTAGGGCTTCATCACGTGTAGCACCCTGTTTCAGTTGCTTCATGTATTCAGGGAGGATGGATTTGGTATAAGACAGACCCAGCATATTAGCGACCTTCTTCATACTGGCATGGTCGCCAAAGGTCGTCAGCGTGGTACTACCTAATTTAGATGCAACCATTAAGGCACGTAGGCCACCCATAACGTTACCTAAAGTTGAATCAATCGCCCGGGTATTGGCATCCAAAGTGTTGTACATCGACATGGCTCGATGAGCCTGCTTATCAATTTCGCCATGTTTCAATCCATTCTGTGGATCTGCTTTCAGTTTGATCTTGGCTTCATCCAATAGAGATTCAAACGTATGACGAGGATTGGATCCAAGGTTCTGCATCATTGCCACTTCCGTACTCATGCGCTGAGTATGGTTTTTCAGAATCTCATGAAAGCCCGCCTCGTTATAGGTCCCGTACTTATTCTGATATGCCAGCCATGCATCGCCATCCTTGAAATGCAAAGCACGTGATTCCTGGTGACGATTTGCCATCTTGGAGCGACCACCTACAGGTGATGCACCTGCTTTGGCCTGTTTATTCAGTATCAGTAAGTCTTTGTTGGCGCCGTTGGTTGAGATAGTTTTATAAATCTCCTCGAGCATGGATTTAAGCTCCAGCTCATCCATCAACTCACCAGTTTCTTTGACATACTGATTACGATCTATTCCAGCCAATGCATCGTTCACCCACTCTGATTGATCTGTTAAGGCCACCTTCTTCTGATCATGTGAGGTCATAAAGCCAAAGTTATCGAGCTTCTTAATATTCCCACCAGCCCGGTTGAAGGCTAAACGCATTTCCTCCAGGGCTGCACTTACTTCCTTGGCCATCGCCGTAATTTCTGGATTATCAGATTTTCCACCAAACATGACCCGGATAATGTCGTCAGTCATGGCCTTGTTTACTGACATGCCAAAGCGTTCCTGTGTCTTGGTAAACACATCAGCAACCAATGACATCCAGCGACTGTGCAAGGCTTGGGATTGCTTCTCTATGGACTGGATACCACTCTGATCCGAGAAGTATGCAATCTTCCGCATTAAAGCTTGGACCGGGTTTAATTTAGGATGGTTATAGATTTCGTTCTGTAGCTGGGCCTTGATGATGGCATCCCGGGCAATGTTCTGATTGTTCTTGGCGATCTGGACGGCGAGATCCGTAGCAGTTTTCTGCGCAATCGCTTCAGCACGCTCAGCGGGACTTTTGAACATCCAATCAGGATCTGTTCTGGCCAGAGTATTTTGTGCCCGGATATACAGTGATGAAATACGATTACTATCAGCTGCACTTAATTTTCTTTTACCTAATGCCTTTGCAACTTGTTCTCTACATTCAGCTCTCATGCTGCTTCACTCCCAAATCTTAATGCGCAGCTTGCCAATGCTTTCACTGCCTGAATTTCATCTTTTGCGATTTCTTCTTGCTCTTTGACATAGTCCAATAGATCCCGGGATGACATCGTCACAATTTCTTCATTCCCGTTTTCATCCAGGCGCGTAAAGGTCACTTCCATATCGGGATCTGCTTCCAGAATTGAAACCGCTTCCCTACCGTCTGCCGTGTCAGTAAATGCACCGTATTCCCCTTTGCTAGACTTAGTTAAGTCCGGCGCACCATCAACCTTAGATTTACCTGGCTTCCAGAACTCCCGTTCTAATGCCTGGGTAGCTTTATGCTGTACTGCAGTTAATTCAGGACTATCGGCTTTACCATTAGCAGGATGGGCAAATAGATCATTTCCATTACGTGTAGCCTTTACCGGGCTAATGGTGCCATCCTGATTAATCTGGCGCTGGAAGGTCGTATTAGAAGTACTATTGTGTAGTTCTTGAATAATCCCCCCATCATCCATTGACCGCTCTCGTTTAAGGTAGTTTTGCGATCTGGTCGGCGTCCAGTTATCTACCCCGGCAACAATTGAGTTTTGCTGAATATTTGAATCTGATGTTCTGGCATTATTTATATCTAAAGTATTCAATTCTGGATCAGCAACCATAACCCGTTGTTGCTCTGGCTCAAGCTGGTAAAGATCCGAGTCCAATACATCCAAATTACGGCTGGCACTATTACCAGGGCCAGATAAGTCGACCTGAGGTTCAACATACGGCGTTCGATAAGCACCACCTTCAGAATACTGATAATGCGCCGTAGCCTTGAGGTATTCCAGATCCTCCCTGGTCAATGGAGAAGATAGGGCTTCAAACTCTTCCTGGAGTGACTTCACACTATGTTCATCTGCGCTGAGTACAAAAGGCATTGCTTCAATTTCAGCATCTGATTGGGACTTATAAGTAGGGGGCGCAGTTATATCAGACTCAAACTGCGGGAACTCTGATTCACTCCCTCGGACTTCGGTAGGCTGTGCTGCATTCTGTGAACCGACATCACTATAAAGTTTAGCTATATCGTTCCAGCGTTTTTCGTATTTGGCCTTTACCTGCCCTACGGTCATACCATTGAATTGATGACTTGAAGTGATACCTTCTGCAATCTGTCTTGCAGTCTTCTTCTGATTGCCTTTACTCCAGCGTGTGGCCACATCTACAAAAAGCTCATTATCTTTGGCTTTCAAAAAGACTGGTCCACCACCTTCACCAAAGAAATGCAGATAGTAAAGTTCTAGGCCATTCGGATCTCGTTTAAAGTGGCTGCGGAAAACCTTGGCATTGTGCTCGTAGTAGTTCAGGCCCGCTTTAATTTGATCATTGCCATCAAACTTGTTCTTACCTCCCATACGGGCAAAGGTGCTATCCAAAGTCTGGAATAAGCCGGTAGCTGACGATAGTAACTTACCGTTTCTGTCCTTTGGCTGGATTGAAGTGCTGAAGGTGCCACCAGTTTCCAAATGGGAAATGATTAAGGCATCCACTGGATTGATACCCCGTTTAGAGGCTTCCTGGACAATCGTTTTTGTCCACGGTTTTTTATCAAATACAGGATTAGTCAAGACATCAGCTATTACTGGCGTTTTCTTCTCATCAGCATTGATAGCGCTTGGTCTTACAATAGCCTTCGGTGTACCTGTTATTGGTACCACTGGTGTACTGGTTACGATTGCTTTAGGTGTTCCGCTCACTGGTGCTTTTAAGCTGACCAGCTCATCATTCAGTGCACTCTCCATTGCACTATCCAATGCATCAAAGTGTGAATTGGCCTCTTTTGCATTAGTTGGGCTAAATGGATTTGTACCTTCTGCATGCTCTATGTTGGCCTGTATATGAGCCGCATCATTCATAGTATCTACATTACTATGGTCTTTGATCTGCTCTGGCCTTAAACGCCCTTTGTTCGCCCACAAGTTGAGTAGTAAGGCCATCCCGCCGTTTGCTGCCAATGTGGACGGACTCAATGCATTTTCCTTTAATGCTTCGCCGTATTGAGCGACCCTCTTATTTTCATTGTTTTCGAGAAATGAACCTTCAAGATAATCACCAGCTACGCCAGCTCCAGTAGCCAGCGCAGTAGTAGCCACAGCGTCAGCCACTACCGATTTAGCAACACCATGGGTAGGAATAGCAAAGCCCAGAGCATCTGTAACCCCTTTAACCGCGCCACCGGTGCGAGCTGTTTGTATATCCGCCCCTTTGTTAAGTAAGTCTGATTTCTCTGCTTCAAAGGTCTGGTACCCGAATAATCCAGAATTCAATGCCAAACCAGGTACACCGCCTGTACCTAGTGTAGTGACGGCGTTCCAGCCAATACGAGTAAAGTCTTTGGTCAGACCATAGGTAAACTCACCAACTCCACCGAGATCATCAGGCTTAAAGATCTCAAGGTTTTGTGCTCTTAGAGCTGCTGCTTTCTTGTCACCACGAATTAAAGCATCCGGTGCAGTAGCAGCCTCAATGGTACCCATGGCAACACCAGAAACCACACCTAAAGCACCGTCACTAAATCCACCGCGTTCACTTTTAGGTTTAAAACGAGGATCTTCTTGATTTAACGTTAATTCATCATCTGCTAAAAAATCCATCTCTACCTCATCTCACTTTAAATGTTAAACGTGTTTGACGCTTCTTATCGGTGGCATCCATGATGTACTTGGTACCATTCTTGAAGTAATAGACGTATGGATTTTTAGGGTCTTGCTCTAAAGGCAGATCCAAGAAGAAGTCTTTATCAGATCCACCGTAGGTTCTGGCATTGCGGGAGTTAAAGCTCTCCAGCTGCTCACGAAAAGCCTTTTCACTAACGGTATGAGGCCGGAGTACTACAGATTTACTTCCGAAGAATCCACCTGAAGTGAATTTGCCACCAGTTACATTGAGAATCGCTTTATTAAACAAATCCTCGTCTATGGTTTTATTTAATATGCTTCCCTTTGAATCAGCCACTTTTTCTGATTTCTGAACCAAATAAGCATAGTTGGCTTTGACTGACTCCAAATAGATCTGGAAGTCTGGTTTGCCTGGTGAAGTGATGCCAGCCAGGTACGTTGCTGTGTAGGTTCTTAAGGCATTGTCATCAACTTTTACCAAGTTCTTATCCAGTAGATCCTGCCCGGTAATAATCTGGCCGGCAATGTCTTGCAGCCCCCGGCTATTAAGCGAAGCAGATAAACGGTACGCACCACTTTCACCGGCAATACTATTAATCATATCTCGCGCAGCATTAGCATTACCGGCACTAGATTTATGAAGACTGGTGAGCAAACTCAATTTGTCCCCTGGTCTGGCTTTTTCCCAGAACTGCTTTAATTCAGATTGTTGTTGAGTAGAGAAAGGATTTAACGACCCTACTGTGCCGTTCAATACATTGTTCGCGTGAATAGACTTAATGTTTTTAGATAAGGCATTAATGACATCAGGATTGCCACTCAAAATCGCATTAGTTGGTACTACTGTCAGCTCTTGGCCAGTCTTGATTGAGTACGCCAGAGCTGAATTATTTTTCTCATAGCCCAACATATTCTCATGCGTTTTAGACAGAAGGTTTAACTTCCAGCTCACGTCTTTAGCATTATCTTGCGCCGTATTTTGAGCCTCTGAACGCTTTTTACTGAGGTAAGCTTCACGCTCATCCGCTCCCAGTCTCATGAACTGCTGTACTTCAACCAAAGCTCCGCTGTACTGAACAAACTCAGATTCTTTCCCTGTACCCTTAACACGTGCTAAACGGGATTTAATCACGTCTTCACTTGGGATCAAGCCTGTTTCAATATCCGCCTTCATCTCATTAACAGCGTCTTTAGCGTCATCTTCTAACTGCTTTTGCTGTAAGGCAACTGCCCGGTTATTCTGATCGATTTGACTTGATACCCGCCCACTCCAGTAGACAGCCTGCTCTTGAGTCAAATTAGGATGTTTTGCTATTACAGCCTCGGGAGTTGATAGTTCATTTAGCTTTTCGTTATCTGACTTATTTCCTAAATAAAATGTGGATACATCATTGCCAGCACGATTATTTTTATACTCGTTAAAAGTGTCCTGGACATGAGCTAAAGGTAAATTTTTTGACTGTGCATACAGGGCCAAACCACCCCAGACTTCTTGTTCTGAAGCATTAGGATTCTTGAGATAGTTTTCTCTCATATCCTTTAACTTTACAATTGCCTGCTGCTGCTCGGACTTCTGCGCGATCGGCAAATACTTCGATGCACTCTGGTAAGAATGCTGCTCAAAATAATTATTAAAGTTCTGCTCAAACTGTTTAGGGATTAGGTCTTTATACTGACCTTTGATTGTTTCTAAGCTCTTTTGACGTTGAACTACGGCGTCATCATAGGCAATTGCACCACTTTGCATTTTAAGCAAAAGATCATCATCCACTACACTGATGTCCGCCCCAACCTTAGAGGATTGCAATGCAAACTCAGCTTTAGCCTTTTTGTCTTGTTCTTGTTGCTGTTGTGCAGCATATTGCACTGCAACCTGAGAGACATTCTGTAATGCACCTGCGACCATCTGACCGGATTGATCTTGAGGCATTTGGATGCGACCAGTTTGTGGCATCGCATTACCAAAATTACCCATTGGGATTTTAGCCATTTATCGACCCTTCTAAATCTAATTAATAGAGTCAATTTAGAACGATATTGGCATTCAAAAAATGGGTGTATATAGATGTAAAAAGGAGCTAATGCTCCTTAATTTACTGATCAATAATCTATATGCTTGGTTTATTTCCAGCCACTAGTAGTGTTGGGCGATGCTGCACTCGTAATTGCAGCTTGCTGTTGTGTGGCAGCTTTTGCTTTTCTAACTTCCACAGCCCCATTCGCACCTGCAGCAACCATGTTAATTGGTGTGGTAATTCCTGCCATCATCGCGTTACGCCCATACACACTGGCTTCCGCCTGTAACCGCTGAGAACTGTTATAACCGGTGATCTCGGCCATATTCGCATCATAGTTAGCATCAAGCTCTATCTGGTCGTTAATGACCACCGCCGTCCCTTCATGCACATCAAGGCCATTTTCTGCAGCTGCTGCACGTGCACGGCTCTGTGCCTTATCCTTTTCCTTGCGGATTCGCTCTGCCTCTAAACGACCACGTGCAAGCTGTGCTTTAGAGTCAGCTTTTGCCTGGTCTTCGGCATGCTTATTTGATGTATAAGATGAATATCCTGTTATTGCAGTACCTACTACTGCCGCTGCTGCCGCTACTGCTGCCCAACTCATGAAGTAAACTCCTCAATGCTGCGACCTATAGAAATTAAGAATTCTTCTTCCTTCCCTTCCGGAACAATTACTTCTTTTTCAATTTCTTCTAAATCTATGCTTTCAGTCGGATGGATCGTCATGCAAATAGAATCCTCATGAAAATAAGCCACTCGCTTTGTTCCAGGCATTGTTCGCTGAATACATGGGGCTTTAATGTGCTCAATACCATTTTCAGTCAACACACTTAAGCTACCTGTTAAAAACAAAATAAAATGTTCTGTCCGATGCATTTTACTTACAACTAAAGTGCCTGCTTTAGCACTAAATTCTCTTAGGTAAAGCTTAGGGCCAAAATGATGAACTAATCCTGTATCCGCTGTTTTAATTTCACCAGATTCTATTTTTTGCTCTAGTTCATTCTGCAAATTAATTGCAGCACCTACATAAGATTGCTTGTGAGCACCACCCATCACGTAAGCTAAGAAATCTGTATCCTCTGGTGAGATAATTTCACTCATATCTATTTCATCCAATTTCTAATCATTAATGGCAATTTAGAACGCATACAGCCATCAAAAAATGGGTATATTCAGTCCAGAAAAAAAGGAACCTAAATAGCTCCTTTTTTATACTGGAATATTCTTAAAAAGCATGAGAAATGCTTCTAATACCGGACTTTCGACCTACAGCGAGTGATTGTAATACTGGCTTTATAAACTGAATTTTTTTAACAATTTGTCTGACTTCATAATCAAACGTATTCCGATTAAGTAAACGCTTAAACTCATGATTAGGATCCAGATAATATGCCGTAATGATTAATGGATTAGGTGCGTAACTCAAACTTTTAAGAATCGCGAACAAATTCCTAAAGTAAAATGCCTTATTATTTTTATTTGCCAAATAAGTGAGCCGGTGGATCAGCTCTTCCAGGTGGGATGCTATCTTTAATAGTTGAGCCTGGTATTCGCTATTAAATAATTGACTCGACTCCTTCCCATTAGTTTGTCTCTGAAACTCATCAATTAAATATTCAATACCATAGCATAGCTGAATGGATCTCTCCATTTCATCACAATCTAATGGCTTATAAGTTGGTCCCTTTATATTTCCCATATTTTCATACGCTCCAGTTATTAACTCTTGGAATATCTTTGTCTGTCTTATCAGTGAGAGCTTTCCATAGTTCAATAAATGCTTCTCCTGCTTCATAGTTAGGAGTGACACTATGTGCCCAGTCGGCCACACCAGAAGCTCCAGACAGTGGTAATAAATACGCAATCTTTTCATGTGTCATTTCATAATATTTTTTTAGCTCATCAATCATTTCCGCATAATTGGGTGCGCCGTACTTAACTTCTGCTTTGAGAAAAATTAGCCTTTTGGATACTTCGAAATTATTAAGCTCAATATAAATCCCCATAGCCCCTCCAATAATTTTCAAGTTATTAAGAGGTGATCTAAGTCATCAAAAAATGGGTATATTTCGACAAAACGCGCGCGCGCGCGAGGGAGACCGCTCAACACTATATTTTTAGCTACTTCCAATCCCTCAAAGGAGGCTCTTATATTCCTCCATATTTTGGATAGCTACGGCGAACATGACCTAATTGGATAGAATTAATAGCTAGCACTCATATAACGCTCTAATTTTGCGTATTAGAGCTTTTAAATTTCTCATGTACCTTTGGTCATTTTTCTTCTTAGAATTACTCTGTGAGGAGCTGGCTGCAAAATTGCGCTATAGATTTGGTCGTTTTTAGAATTTTTTTAAAGAACTATAAATCCATATCAAAGTCTCAACTTAAAAACATTCTACTGAACACTTGAAAATTTAAGTTTTTCTTCTCAAAGAAACTGACAGATTCATTGATAGGTTCATTGATAGGTTCTGCATCCCAAAAACGGGTACATTCAAAATCCCAAAAACGGGTACATTCAAAATCCCAAAAACGGGTACATTCAAAATCCCAAAAACGGGATCGTTCAAAACCCCAATATTGGGAATATTACCGTTTTCGGAATGATACCAATATCGGGTATATTCCCAATTTATACTGTATCGACTAATGCCAATTTCCTAATATTTCTAGTGGTAAAACATCCGGACATAATATTGGGTAGATCATGTCCATAAAATTCAATAAGCAAAAGACGAGGCTATTATGTTTAAACAAAAATATGTCATCACTGTGGAAAGTGAAATGCCACCTAGAATATGTATTGGAGATTCAATTTACGGTGCCACAGTGATTGCATTAGAAAAAGAGCAATATCCTGATCTTGTAGACTTAGCTTGGTTAACAAAACGCTTCCCGCTTTCCAGACACATCCTCTCGGAAAAACTCGAGCTATTTAATTTAGGTGGAGAAGGTAAAAAACTATATGATCCCAATATTGTTATCCCATTTCTTAAAACCAATTTTAAAAGTCGGGTCGGACGACCAAGAAAGAACTAAAAATGAAGATTCGGTTTTTCAATGTTTGTAAATCAAGAAACAGGATAAGGAATTAAAAGATATGGGAGTCATTAGTCAATTCTGGTATGTATGAGCCAGTAATAATCCAAGAATATAAAAGATTATTTGAAGAATATTTTTATCCATTTTTCAAACGCCGGGCTTTATCTCCCGGCCAAATTTTATGTTTATTTAAATAAATCTTATCTGCATTTCGACATACCAATTCAAACTCTTTCATATTCTGAGCCTTTTTAGCAGCAAACCGTACATAGTGGAGATTTTGAGGGAAATACATTTGATTCAGCTTCCTATGGTTTGGATCCCTACTATTTAATATGGATCTGGTCTTGGCCTGTAACTTTCCAATTTGGTGCCGGGTACCATGGAAATTACCATGTGCACTTAATCGATATGTAGCTTCCTTTAATCGATCTGCCTTACCTGTAGAGATTAAATCAATCTTCTTATCTAACTCCCTTTCAGCTGATTGCATAAAATCTTTTGATAGATACCAGGTGTAGCGGACTTTCTTCTGAGAATAACGCTGGAAAAATTCCAAGTGCTTTTTACGAACTCCACGTAATACCCTGGTCAGTTCTTTTAATCGGTCGTTATAACTGGCATTTACATCAAACTTAATCCCAAACTGATTTAATAAAAACTGACTTACGGAGGTTTTATTCCAGCGAGTATGTTTATTTTCGAGAAAAGCGAAACCAAAATTTTTATTAATGCCGGCCAGACGATTTAATTCAAAATTATCGAACGGTTTAAATATCCGGTAAGTTGAATTCTTATTACTATCAATTGTCTTTGTTCGGATTGTCTTGGTATTAAATATCACTCCAAATTGTTCCGGGTGATAATAAGTCTTAGCAAATTGAGGCTTAAGATCGTTGAACTCTATGTATTGCCCCAGTACATAATCTCCATAGCGTAGCAGCTTCTCTTTTTTGACAGTCAAAATACTGTTGAGCTTTTGCTTTTGCACCATACTGGAATTTTTAGCGAGTATTTCTTTTAACGTCAGCTTACTTCTTCGCGCTTCTCTGTAGCCAGTGGTAAATAACCAAAACTGGAATATCTCACTTTTGGCTGGATCATAATTGATGACAAGACTCCATACTGGTTCCCCATAATCTGATTTTTGCTTGCGTAAAGATTCATCCAGATTGAGACCATACTCCAAGATCAACTTTGGAATGACAGTATGGAACTTTGAAAAGCTCACGGAATCCGAGAACCAAAACTTAGCACTGCCGTTAGAAACGCATTGCATGAGGCTTAAAAGGCAGTCTGTTTTCGTTGTAGTGTAGTAGATCATTATTCATTCAAAAGTGTATTTTTATGCGGAAAGCATAAAAGTTTATCTTTGATTTTTAAATGACAATTTCTCTTATTCTATTTAAAAAGATGATTTATTAATCAGGCATGGTCTTTACATAAATAAGAGTTCCTGTACATGATAAAGATCGACTATTTCAACCACCACACGGATAGAACCAGACCATGATCGAAAGCTACAAAAAATTCTTAAAATCTTTTCATAAAGAGGATGATATTCCTTTTAATTGTCCGGAATGCAATAAGCATACCTTAAGCTTGGATCAAACTACATGGCTTCAAAAAGAACAAATTTCTAGTGTTTTGGAAAGAATGAATATTGATGTTTTTGAGCCTGAATGGGTGAAATACACCTACACGGGAACCTTTAAATGCGTAAACCCAAAGTGTGGTGAAATTGTTGTGACTTCTGGATCAGGATCAGTAATAGAAGAATATACTGATTATTGTTTGGATGATGATGGTTATCCTGGGCCAAGTGAAAGTGAATATAGGGATATATTTTTTCCTAAATATTTTTATCCAACCTTAAGTTTTTTTAATATCCCTGAAAAGACTCCAGAAGATATCAGAGCCACTATTATTGATGCTTTTAGCCTAACACCAAATTCACCAAGTGCGGCTGCCAACAAAATCAGAATAGCTGTTGAAATATTGGCTACAGAGTTTGGAGCTTCTTCAAAAAACCCAAAAGGTGTTTTTATTAATTTAGATCAAAGAATAAAAAATATAACAGATCAAGAAAATGGGCTTTACGAGCATAAGGACCTAATGCTGGCCATTAAATACATTGGTAATGCAGGCAGCCATGAAGAAGATATAATTAGCTTTGATGAGTTGTTTGATTCATTCCAGATTATAGAAGAATTGCTGAAAAGACTTTATTCGGGAAAAAATGTGGTTAATGAAATGGTGAAAATTATAAATGATACCAAAGCTCCAATTACCCAAACTCATAGGCGGACTATTAAACATTGAATGTATTGGTACCGTGATTATTACTCCAGCTCTATTCTAAATAGAAAAGCAGTATACATATTCATTATATTTTTTTAAGCTAAAAAAACAGTTTTATATTCAAAAATACCCGAATCGAGAAGCAAGGAATCAAATTAACGATACGTGTAACGACATCATAACTTTTTCCACTTGTCGGTATATTTGTCGGTATATTTTAAATTATCTAAATATATTATTATATATTTCAGTATCTTATATAATTATTACGACTTCCTCTCTCACCGCCAAGATTTATAATCATGTAACCACATGATGTCTTAAAAGGCTTAAATCTAAAGGGTTTAAGCCTTTTTTTGTTGTCTATAATTAAATATCATGCTGTAATTTCACTATTGACTATTCCTCAACGCCTTCATTTTTTAGCTTTTAGAAAAGAAAAAACATTTAATCAGATTCTTTAATTTTTATGGCTTAATAAAGGAAAATTCATTAAGTTGTTGGCTAAATTCCATTTTTAGAAATTACAGCAATTTTAATTTTATGAATCACTATTAAGCTTGTAATATTCTGCCAATTGTTTGAAAAGTGATCTAATATAAAATGTGTAATCAGAAGCTCGCTGTAGTTTCTTTTCCAATTTAATACCTCCTTCCTTATGATGGAGGTATTTTTTTATTTAAAAAAATCAGTTCTTATACAGTGGTGAATTCTCTTATACTCTTATTATTCAGCCCCGGATAACAACTAGAAAAGACGATGAAAAAACTAACCTTTACTACCCTGCTCGTTATGTTTGTTATTGCTGGTTGCCAAAAGCAGCCTGAGCAGGCAGAAGCCGCAATGTCGACAGATAAAAACTCTGTAGATGTCATTCAGTTTGAACAGGCGGATCAGAAAATCAGTGGTTTTCTGGACCAGTTAGATAACCCGGCTACACCTATGGAACTTCGCAAGAAAATCATTTGCGAAGATTATCCTGAGGTGTATTTTAAAGAATATGTACCTGCCTTTATAAAAATTGCGCCAGAAAACACAAAAGAACAGTTAGCACAGGATTTGAAGCTGGCACTGGATTTTTATAAGAAGAAGGACAAGGTCGTTTGCTAA